GCGGGCGGGATCACCAGACGACGGCCACGGGCGAAGACCTTCAGACCGGCCTGATCGCGGAAGTTCGTGCGGATTGCGATCATCGCATTCAGCAGCGTGCTTTCGTTCAGGTCGTTCGTCGCGTAGTTCGAGATCGTGCTGCCATCGATGGGATGGGAAGCCGACACGAGTGCCACGCCGTCACCGCCGATGGCGGAGTTGTAGGTCGTCGCCGTGTTGAGCACGTTTGCGCCGTAGATTTCCTTGGTCTGCGCGAAAGACTGCGTCAGGCCGAGGTTCGACGGAGCGAACTGGCTCTTGTAGAGGTTGTCGTCAACAGCCTTGCGAGTGATCGCGTAGCCGAGGCCGATCTCCGTGTGCTCCTGATTGTACACGAAGCGTTCGCCGGAGGCGTTGTCAAACGAAGTCTGACCACCTTCCTGCTTGAGCTGCGCGTAGCCGAGGAAGCGCATTTCAGCAGTGCGCTCAAGCGCCATCTTGCTGTCGTGCTTCGTGAAGATCTTGTCGTACTGCGACGGGATCTGCTCGTACTGGCCCTCAACACCCCGGAGGCCGGGGAGGAGAAGGTCTTTGATGGCAGAGAGATTAACAGCCATTGGTCCTTACTCCTTAGATGCCAGCGAAGCCGCGCGGCATCGAGTTGTTAAACCCGACAACGATACGGCTATAGGCACCAGCAGCGCCCGTGGATTGATCATTGCCGTTAATCGAGGCGAGCGGGCTTGTAGCGCCCGGGGTATAGTTCGCCAGAGAAACGATGCGGAAGGGGAGGAACGCATTCGTCGTAGCGCCAGCAACAGAGTTGGCGATCAGAGAATACTGGTCGGCGAACATGGTCGAGAGGCCCGTAGCAGTGTTGCCATTGGTCTCGCCGGTCGCCGTGGCGTCAAGATACGCAAAGCCGATGTTCTGGCCGATGGACGCGAGGCCGATATTTGTGGCCGACGTGTACGAGTTGGCGGTCTGAACGATGAACTGAGCGTTCGGGTCAGTCGTGATGTACGCCGTGACGTCGCCGGTGGCGTCCGAGCCGGGCCAGTAGTTGGACCAGACGGTGCGCTTCTGCGAGGTCGAGGTGTACTTGCAGCCAGCGAAGACGCCAGCGATGGGGACGATGACCGTAACAGTACCCGACGTTGTCGAGGAGACGCTAATGGTCGCGCCGGAGTTAGCGACAACGGCGGTTCCGGTCGTGGACGACGTGATCGTGTAGACGCCGTTGAGGTTCCCCGAAGTCGTGCCCGAGCCCTGAATGATCAGGGTGGAGCCAATCGGGGGAGCCCAAGCATTTGGCGAGGTCGGCAGATTGCCAGCGGCAGAAGTCGCGGCTGAGAAAGTGACCGTGAGGACACCAGTGGAGGACACGGCAATACCGGCACCCGTGACCGTCAGGGTGACGGGACCGTAAGACTGCGTGATGTAGCCAGTGCCGACGCCGGTCGTGCCAGCCGCCTGCGTGACGGGGTCGCCGAAGAAGATGTTGGTGGTGTTGCTGGGGGAAATGGACGCGACGACCTGCTCATAGGTCGGGAGCGAGCCCGTTCCCGTATACTGCTGAAAACCGTTAGGCGCGAACGTATTCGGCATGACGGTACTCCTTATTCAGGAAGTCCCAATCATCGCGCGCCGGGGCGACTAGGAACCGGGGAATATGGAGCCTCCACGCCGGGGGAGGCTAGGCGAACAAAAGTCGCCTGTGCGCGCATCATACATCCGACCGCCCGATAAAGTAAAGGGGCGCATTCATGCGCCCCTCATTAGAAAATTTAATCGCCGCAAGTGCGGTGAATAGGCCCTACAGATCCTCGGGGATCGGCATGTCGAAGGACTTCTTGATGCTCGGGCGCGTGCGCGGGTCAGCGTCACGCGACAGCGTGCCCTCGGGGGTTCCAGCGAGCTGGGCCTCCTTGATGCGGACCTGCTGGCGGGCCATGCGCAGTTCGTTGCGCTTGATCTCGTCCGAGATCTCGGTCGGGCGCTCCATCAGGACCATGCCCTTGCGGGAGATCGTGTTGCCGCTCCAGTTCTTCGGCATCATGGCCTGATGTGCGGCGTTGCGGTTGAGCGGGACTTCCTCCCAGCCCTCGCGCGCGAGCTGCACCGTGTAGGCCGGATCCTCTTGGTTCCAGATCGTGTGGCGCTTCCACTCATACGTCCACCCGTCGGGGATGATGCTCGGCGGCACGTAAAACTCGTCCGTGCCCTCGTCCATGTTGCCGACGTGCTCGCGGAGCTGGGCCGCACGGGCAGCCGCACGGGCGCGGGGGTCTTCCTCACGCATAGGCGGACGCTCCGGGGCGCGCTCGGCTACCTTGACGTCTTCTACGGGTGCCGCGCGCTCGGCGACGGCCTTCTGAAACTTGCTTGCCATTGGTTTTCTCCAAATTGGTTAGAGGCGGCCTTCCTTCTGAAGAAGGAGCTTGTTGCGGGCGTAGGCCTCCTCGGTCATGCCGAGGTCGCGGGCGGTTTCTGCTTCGAGGCGCGTCAGGCGAACAACATTCGGACGCGAGCCGGTGCCGGTGCCGGAGCGGCTGACGGGTGCGGCGGGCGGCGAGCGGCGCTGCGTCACCTTGGCTGCGCCAGACATTGGGTCGTCGTCGCCGACGTCCACGCGCTTGCTGATCCGGAGCGTGTCCTCGACGAATGCGAAATAGTCGTCGCTGTCGGCTTGGAGACCGTCGGCCATCGCGATGTTGTGGGCCGCCACCATCTTCTGATACATGCGCGGATCCGTCACGCACTGCGGATTGCGGCGCACCCAGTCGGCGGAACGCGGCGAAAGCTGCTCCGCGAGGGCCTCGACGGGATCAGACCGGCGCGGCTGGGGCGGAACCTCGTACTTCGGGGCGTTTTCCATGTGCGAACGACCGCGCTCAAGCTCCATGAGCTTGGACGTGTTCATCGACATGCCCTCTTGGATCTCGGCGGCCTTGGTGTAGTCGCCGACAGCCATCGCCTCGCTGTAATTGTACTTGAGGATGTCGTTGTTGCGCTTCACCGTGTCGATGGCGTTCTTCACGAGGTGCAAATTGGTGTCCTGCACCTCGTTTTTGGCCGAAACAGCCGCCTCAGTGGCCTGCCGGGCCATCTTTTCAGCCTCAATGCGGCCCTGACGCTCCTGTTCGAGCTTCAATTTAAGGTCGCTGATGCCCTCGTCGGGGTCCATGCCACGCTTTTTGGGCTGGTCATCGACCTGAACGGTCATTGTGTCGTCTTTTGCGATGTTTTTGTCGTCTTCCAGAAGGATTTCGACCGTATCTTCATTGTCAGACATGGATTTTCCTTACCAAACTTGATCGGGATGACTGATGCGGGCACGGATCGACATATCATCGAGCATGCGGCAGAGCGTGCCGTTGACCGTGATGTTCCAGCCGTCGCTTGGGCGGAAGACAATCCAGTCGCCCTCGTTCACGTCGAGGCCGGAGAACCATTTTCCGTCGTCATCGACGAATGCGGAGGGGCCTTTCTTCACGATTAGGCCGACTTTGGACTGGTATCTGTCCTCGTCGCGGGTCTTGTCCGACAAGATGATCCCGCTCTTGGTTTTCTCGGGGCGGATGTACACCGCCACGAGGACTTGCATGTTGAAGATCTCGACGTTCGAGACGTCGCCGACTTCTTTCATGAGGACGCCCCTCGGGTCGTTCTCATGCAGCATTGCAACCTTTGACATTTTCCCCTCACTAGTTCCGTGTGCGGCGCTCAACAGCAAGCGTCGCCTCGTCGCACATCTCAAGTGCGAGCCGAAGCCCCTGAATAACTCCAACGTGGTGCTTGTACGTCGCGAGATCAACCACGGCCAACCCATTGGCAAGAATATCGATTTTCTCGGCAAGGGTCCGATTGATCAGTTGCTTCAGTTCTCTTTCGAACTGAGCGTTGTGTGTCAGCACAAAGGTTCCCCTCTCTGTGTCCCCTCATGTGTTGGGCGGGTGGCATGAGGGGACAATACCACCCGCCCGCACTCACAGCCCCTCTCAGGGCTGCGAATTATTTGCGCTTCTGGATCTCGGCCTTCTCAAGGCGACCGAGGCCACTGCCGGATCCTGCGTCCATGTCCTTGTAGGAACGGTAGACGCCCCCTCCAGCCTTATGCGCTGAACGCTTGGCGATGTCAGCCTTCTGGAGGCGTCCTTCCCCAGATCCCGCGCCAGCCGTCATGTCCTTGTAGGACGAGGCGACCTTGCTGATGCGTCCACCGGCCTTGCGGCCCATTGGGGGAGCGCCCGGCATTGGCATGGGCATCGGCATGGGCATTGGCGGCGGGGGGGCCGCCGGTGCGCCGCCCGGGGGCATGCCCATCGGGATCGGAATACCACCGGGACCGGCTGGGCCGCCCGGGGGCATGCCGCCCGGCATCGCGCCCTGATCAGCCTTGCCGGGGTTGATCATGATGTTGATGTGGGTCTTGCCCTTCATCTTGCCGCCGCGTGCATAGCCCGTAGGCTTGCTCTCGCCCATGTTTGGGGTCATCTGCGGCATCTGCATGCCGGACTGCATTGCGGGCATGCCCATCGGCTGCACGGGGTTTGGCTGCATGCCAGACTGCATGGCGGGAGGGATCATCTGCGGAGCGCCGCCGCCCAGAGCGCCGCCGCCAAACTTGCCGGTGCGAGCGGTCGGCTTCACCATTTTCTTGATGAGCTTCTTGTCCATCGCCACGTCGCTGTGCGCTTCGGCCTTGCCGCCCTTCTTGTAGGGAGACCCAGACGCGCCGGAGCCGAAGTCGAGCATGCGGGGCTTCACGATGCCCATGCGGGAGTCCGGAGCGCCGCCGTCAGCGTACTGCTGCGCCTTGCTCCGTGTGGGCTTGGATGCCGCGCCGCGCGACTTTTCCTGAGCTTCCTGCTTCTTGGTCGAAGCGCCGGGCTTGTTGTCGTAGTTCTCAGCGGGGCCGTAGACGACCTTGCCGCCCTCCTTGCGCGCCTTGCCGCCGCTCTTGCGATACTGCGAGCGCGTCAGGTCTGAGGGCCAATTCTTAGGGTCGGTGATATCAGCCTTCGGTGCAGCCGGGGCGGCCTTTGCCGGGGGCTTGGGCGCGGGCTTCGCCGCAGCGGGCGGAACGGGCGGCAGGGACTTGATCAGCTCGCCAATCTCATCGACGCGCTCGCCGTCTGCGTGCCCCTTGCGCTTGACTGTTCCGCCGCGCTTCAGAGCGCCGACGTGCTTGATGCCCTCGCGACTTTCGTTCGCTTCCTTCTGGTCGCGGTTCATCTTGGCAATGGCAATGTCCTTGGCTTCGACCTTGCCGTCCTCGACGAGGCGTCCACCAGCCTTGCGGCCCTTGCGACCGGCGTGCTTGACACTGGCCTCGCCGGTGACCTTGCCGCCCTTCTTGAACTTTGACTTGGAGACCGGGCGCATGCCCGTCTTGGCCGTGGTGTTCAGGGGCTCAGACGGCGACCAGTTTGAGCTGTCGGTCTTCTGATCGGCCTCGCTTGACAGGCGCTTGGCCTTTGCCCTCATGGCCTCCCGGCCTTTTTTCGCCATTTCGTACATTGCCTGCTCCTAGCTAGGTTGTCCGGCGTCCCGGAAGGCTATCTGCCCTGCTTAGAAAGTAACATAAGCGCGCGGTCCACGACAGAGCCGCCTTTGCGCATCTCATTGACTGGGCGTTCGTCACCCGCAGACTGACCTTCGGGCATGCCCGCAGCGCCGAGCGCAGCCGCGCCGGGGACGGCAAAATATCCTGCGCGAGATGCGCTCGGAAGAGGACGAACGCCGCCTTCAGCCGCCATATAGCCTGCCTTGGACAGATCTTTCGTCACGCCCTTCATTTGATCAAGGCTCATGCGAGGAAGCTTTTCAAGACCCGGGAAAAGGATCTCGTGAGGTTCCAAACGATTGCGGATCCGGTCCCAGAGCATCCACTGGTTCGAAAACAGGCCCTGCCCCGCTTCTTTTGCGGCCTCTGTATTGGCCTCAAGCGCGCGAACGTAGGGGCCAGCAACCATTTCCATCTTGTTTGGCTCAGGGCCGTTCCAGATCACGTTGCGCAGACCTTCGGGAATAGTGGAGTTGTACTCCCCAGTCTTGGCAACTCGCGTTTTGGCAGCAGGAAGATTGTTCACGTAGGCGAGGGCGTTATCCACGAAATGACCGCGCCCGCCGGGCGCAGCAAGCAGCTCATCAATATTTGAAACCGGCGTATCCGGGCGCGCCTTATTGAACCCAGCAACCGTTTTGGCGTTCCACGACTGCTTGGCAGCCTCTGTCGGGAACATATCGCCACGAAATTTAGTCGCCATATGCCGGTCAATAGCGGAAATTGCCGCATTTTCAGGATCCTGCCACACCGTAGACAAGGATCCTGTCTTTGCCTTGAGGCCCCGCGTGTTGTTCAGGACGCGACCAACGTGCGTAGCCCACTTTTCAGCATCGCTCATGCCACCAAGAGTGTTGTCAAAGGGGTTAAAGCGATAAAAGTTCGGATTATCACGAAATTTTTGCGCAAACTCAGCAAGGTCCGTGTAGTTGGCCGAGCCGGATGCGCCGATGCCGCCCTTGGGTGCCCCCTGAAGGCCGAGTTGCGGCGTGATTTCACGCGACATCTGCTGGCGATCTTTAATCGGCGGGATGGCATCGTCGTAGCGATAGGGGACCATCTCGCCGAGGGCTTTCAGGTCTTGCGGACCCTTCACCATCACGCGCTGAAGCGCCAATTCGTTGGGCGTGAGCGGCTGATTGGGGGAAATGAGGCCGAAGAGATGCTGATTAGCGATCTGCGTATCAGAGGGGCCACCCGGGGGGCGCATGCTCCTGACCATACGGTCATGGATGCCCTGATGCACCTCGGGGGCCAAATCGTTGGGATTGATCCCCTGAGCCTTCAGGTGGAGCAGATCGTAATAAGTGAGCGGCTCTGTCGATGTGTGACCGCCCGGAGGAAACGTGACCTCCCGACCGCTCAGCGTCGTGTGCGGAACAAGGTCGCGCTGCCACTCGGCGGCGTTTTTCGGTCCAAGATTGGGGACGCCGTACTGCTTGCCGAAGTCGTGCCAATCCTGCGGCGACCATTCGCCCGGGGGCTTACCTCGGAACATTACATCTGCGCTTCCTTTACCAAGGGTCGCATCAACCTGTTGCAAGGGGCCGTTGGGAACTGATGCAATTGGCTTTGCAACAGGTACGGGCGGCATGTGAGCAGCAGCGGCGGACGGCGGTCGAGTAACGCTTCGGGCAAGCTTCAGCGCGTCAGCGATTTCTTGGGCGCTAATTTTTGGGATGGGGAGCTTGGCCATTTGATGCCTATCCTTGGGTTCTATTCAATTTCGCCACCTTTGGCGTAGCGGCGGACAATGTCGAGCAGCTTGTCATCGAAGATGACGTAGTTGTGAGTGGGATCCCCTTCGCCCAAGCGCGAGCGACCATCGAGGTACTTAATGCCTTGGATGCCGCGCTTGTTCATTTGGGCGGACAGATCTGCGCTGCTCTGCAAAAAAGGAGCGGGCGGCTGACGGGTCAGGTGAAGCTGGTCGCGCAATGCGCTATGAATTTGCTTGCCCGTGTAATCTCGGGGCATTGGCGGGAGAGGCGGAACATAGGCACCAGCATCTGATGTCAGCGCCCGCTCCAAAGCGTCGTTGTAATTAGAGTGAGCCCTATCGTTTGCTCGGAAAATATCAAAATTAGACAAAGCCTTCCTTACGTCGGGGCTCTGCTCGTCCATTTTTTTGTCCCAGTTAAGCAAGCGATCTGGGTTGGCGTGAATATCGACCTCATACGTTTTTGGACCAGCAATCTTTCCTTGGAGCAGCATCTGAGCAGCTTCATCATCTTGCTGAGCCAAGAGCCTAGCACCAAGCTCATAATCAGCGCCTTGCCCAGATTTTCCGGGCCTACCGTATTGAGCATGATAATCGCGCCCCCTCAAAAGGGACGCAATGGCCTTTTCCCTGTCAAACTTGTTCGTATAAAGAGCAGCTGCTGCTGAAAACTCCGGCCCCGGTTTCATTTTGTTAAAAAACTGCGTCCAATATTCGCCGCCTTGACCGCTCACCTTCGGGTTTTCGGCAAAATACAAACCATGACCAAACATCTGGTTGCCTTCTCCAGTTCCAATTTTGCTGAGATCGAACTTGGAGAATTCATGAGGAGAGCTGTGAAGAGCGCGAATGGGGTTAATTACTTTTTGAAGCTTTCCGGCCTCAGCATCAGTAGGCGAAAGGATGCCCGCCGCGCCCGCCGCGCCCATAGCTCTAGGCACCAGATAATTTAGGGTGTCGTCACTGACGGATTTGGCGAGATCAACAGCCTTGCGGCCAAGGTTCATCGCAGGCTTGGCGAGCTTCCCGATAAACGGGGCGGCGGCCATCATTGCGCCGGAGACACCAGCGCCAACATAGTCGCCCTCGTTGATGCTGTGGGCCATGTCGGTTGCGTTCAGGCCGGATCCGATACCGGGGACAAAGTCGAGCACGCCCATGCCGGTGCCTTGAGACCCCGCAAGGAGCCCAGCGATGTTGGCCCGGTTATTTTGGATGGTTCCGTTTTCGGGCGACCCAATGATGGCGTCATAGAGCCATTCGCGCCCTGATGGGGTGCGCGCTGACATCGTAGGCGCGTCAGGATCAATCGGATTTTCCCGCAAACGCCGCACGGCGTTGGCCCAATTTTCGCCCATGACAGCCGGGTCCATCGGCGGCACGTCTTCAAAACGGCCAATCTGGCCAAGGCCAGCGCGGAACCGGGAGTGGGCGTCGGGGCCACGTGTCTCAACCGAGCCAGCGGGAGCTTCGGGGCGCTCGCCACGATAGATTGTCAGCGGGCGCGCGCCGTTGGAATAATCCTGATTGTCGCCAACGGGGTCGCCATCAGCGTGGTGCTCGCGATAAACGGGTCCACCATGCTCGCGGTGGAAGCGCGTGTCGCCAATGTCGATGCCGCCGGTGCGGCCCCACCTCGGCGCGGGACGGCCAAGCGCGGCCTGCGACTTTGGCCCCCAGAATAGGGTCGCGCCGCCGGTGAGGTCATCATTGGCCAGCGCGGCGTCGAGCGCCGCCTGCGCCTTCTCATATTTCGCCGTGCCGGGCTTGTGGCGCATCGGGTAGTTGGATCCGCGCGGGTCGCTCCACGGCTCGAACTGGTTCGGGGCGAACAGAACCTTCTCCGGCGTCTTGCCGTAGCGGCCCGACGTGATGCGGTTCATGATGACGTGGCCGATGGCCTGCGCCTCCTCCGGGGATTTGCCGCTCGCCTCGGCGGCAATCGTGCGGATGATGAGGTCGCGCTGCTGGGGCGTCATGTTGGGCACGGCGCGCGCGGGCGCAGCCGGTGCAGCGCCGGGTAGCTGCGACAGGAGTTGATCGGTCGTGAAGGCGGCGGGCGCGGCCTTCTCAATGGCGGCGGATGCGTCAGCCTTGGGCGGTACTGGAAGGAGCGAAAGCAGCTCGTCCGTTGTTGGACCCGGCTGGGCGGGCGGCGTCAACGGCATTACCCGGTTGGTGAACTTGCCCTCCGCCGGGCGGGACGGCGCGCGCGGCCACTCCGGAGTACCCGGCGTGATGCTCTCCATCGCGCCAAAGCTGGGGGCCTTGAGCTCAGAAGCGCCAAGGAGCGGCGACACGTCGGAATAGCCCATCGAGACCGATGGGGCTGGCTGCGGGGGGGACATCGGCGACGTGAAGCCCCTCGCCATCATGTTGGGGTCGAGGCTGGCCGGGTCGCCGTACTGGCCCGGCGGGCGCGCAGGGAAGCCGTCGCCCGGGATGTAGGCACCGGGGCCTTCGGGGATGGAGTTCTGGAATACAGGCTGTCCGAGGTTCGCCGGGCGCACGGGCGGCAGAGGCACGTCACGGGGCGCGGAGTAGGGCGCACGGACTGGCGCGGGGCGCGGCACCGGCATCGGTGCATCCCGAGCCTCGGGTGCCGCCGGTGCGCTGCGCATGGCGCGCATGGCGGCATCGGCGCGGGCGAAGTCGGCGGCGCTGTCGCTGTCGCCCCAGTTCACTTGACCGTTGGAGAAAACGGGCATGCTGTTGGACTGCAACTCGGCGTCGCCGCCGTAAGCGTAGCCGCCGCGTGCGAGGCGCAGGGCGCGCTCAATCATGTCGTGATCCATGCTGGCACTGCCCTTATCTGCGTGATGCTCGCGGATCATGCCGCCGTGAGCATATTCGTCGTAAATTGAACGGACCTGAGACGGGTCGGTCAGGATAAGCTCCTTGCCCGTGATGGCTCCGCGAGCAGATGGATCGACGTGCTTAACTCCACCACGGGCGCTGATTGCCTCATCGCGGAGAAGGGCGTCGTATCCCATATCAGGAAGCGGGTTCTTATATCCTGCGGGTAGTCGCGCTCCGAGCCGGAGATTTGTAGGAAACGGCTCGTTCTGCTCAAGAACATTCTGTGTTTTAACATAAACAGGCATCACGTTTTTTTGGAACGGTTCCTGCTTGTAATTGAAAACGCCGTATCTCTCCAAATAGCGATTTGCCATCTCTGGGTTATCGGTCAGGTGAATACCAGAGACACCACTCCGGCCCATAAAAGCGCCCGTTGGCTTAAACTGCTCAAGGGGCTCTAGGCTGGAATGATAC